ATTTGGGCCTAAATTTTCCATTAATTCTTCAGCGGCTCCCGCAGAATCTCCCATTAAAGCTAAATATCTAGCTCTTTCTAAATTAAGATTTTTCCCTGTTAATAATTCTGCTTCTAATTCAGCTGAGATTGAGTCTTCAAAATTAAGAAGATTTTTAGATATATTTTTGGTTTGTTCTAAAGTTAAACCTAATTTTTGGGCTTGTACTACAGCTTTACCTAATTCTTTAGGATTATTTTTATATTGTGCCGCTAATTGACCCGAAGTTTTAAGAACTTCTTGTAAAACTTTTTTATTATTTAAATTTCCTTTTCTTATAGCTCCTACAGAATCATAAATTTCTTCTTGTGTTTTGCCATTAAGTAAAGAAAGTTTATAAATATCCGCAGATTCTTCAGCAGTTAATCCCGTAACTTTAGAGATTTGGGCTTGTGTACTTAAAACCTTTTCAGAAAAAACAGCCGAAGTACCTAAAGATTCATTAAGTTCTAAAGTAGCTTTTAAAAAATTTTGCTGATTGCCAAATGCATTTTTGCTTGATAGGGTAAGACTATAAAATTCTCGGTTTAATGTAGCTGCGTTTTTACTAGATATTCCTAATTCTCTAGCTAAATTAGCTGTATCTTTACTAAAATTTATTCCTATGTTGTATAGGGTTTGAAAAGTTTTAGTTAAAAATGCTAATTGAACTGCTGGGTCTGTAAGTAGGGATTCTTTAATAGCTTTAAATGAACCTTTTAATCCCTCAGTTACTACTTTAAGTGTTTTACCTTCTTCTGCAGCTTTACGCATTGAAGTATTAATTTCTTCAATAGATTCGCTTTCAACACCTATATTTTGTAAAGTTTTTGCAATTCCTTTAAACGCTTGGCCGGTTAAACCAAGAGTTTTTTGAATTTTTATTTCATCTTCTAAGGTTTCTTTAGTAAGTGTTTTAAGTCTATCAATTATGCCTTCTTGTTTTAAAAGTTGTGCATTAAGTTCTTTTTTTATTTTTTCATCTTCTTCGCTAGTTCCTAAACGAGTAAGTTGATACTCAAGATCCTTAACAACAAGTGTTTGTTTAGCTTGTTCAGCTTTTATTTGTTTTGCAGATAAAATATATTCATTATTTTTATGCTGAGAAAGTTTGGATGCTGAGGATTCTAATTTATCAAATCCACGATTTATAAGTCTTGAGGCTTTGGCCATGCCCCCCATATCATCTACAATATTTTTTAATGTAGTAGATACATTATCAAAACTATTTCTTAAATCATCTATGGTAAAATTTAACTCTTTTATTACCTTTTGTGCTCCTTTAAGCCCACCCCCAAAAGATTTAACGGCTGCATTAATATCTTCAAAAGCTTCCCCACCAAGACGCTTAACTTCCTCGTTCAATGTTTTTATTCTTTCAAGAGCCTCTGCTATTTTTTTAGGATCATCTGCCATTTTCAAATGCTATATATGTTATAAATATTAAAAGGTATCATTTTTTTGATGCCTTTGTAACATAAGTAGGAGGTGATATTTTGTTTATAGGGGGTTTATCTTTAGTAGCCCCTACCGATTTCATAGCTGCTATAGATTTTTGAACATTATCTTCACTTTCTTGATTATTTACTTTATTATTGTAATCTTTTAATTTATTAAAAGTAAATTTACGTAACCAAATGGGCATATTATATATTACATCATAATTATACCCCCCTCGCCCATAAAATAATATTTCATGGATCTGATTGAACATATGGGTTCTATGGCTAAGCGTCAGGCCAAAAAAAGTTAATTCCAAATTGGACATTGACGTCCTCCTCTACGCCTTCAATAAATTCGTGTTTGATTTTAGTGTCTACGCCTGGGTTTATAGCGTTATAATATTCCCTAAATGCACGGGAATCACGAGCTAAAAATGCATTGTCTACAAATTCTCTAATAGATTTTTGATCATAGTTACCATTAATTGATAATATCATATGTTTCAATCTTGTGGTTAACTCGTTATTAGCTTCTTTATTAATTTTCTTTAAACCCTCAATTTCAGCTTCAATATTTTTTTCGTCTTTTTGGGTTAAAAGTTTAAAGGTAATAGTATTATCTGTGTGGGGTAATACAAATGAAAATTCATTAGCATTGGTTGAAATTAGTTTGGATTTATCTAGTGATTTTTCTTTTAAAAGAGTTAAATCTATAGTAACATCTTCACCTAGATATTCAAATGTATAGTTTTTCCCATATCCTAAAATACGAGCTGATAGCATAATAGCATCTTTATCTCCTATTAGAAGATCGTCATAATCAAATTTGGTAATTAATAAGGATTGTAGTAATTTATCAATTACTATACCTTGCCTTATATAATTTTGATTAGTAAGAATATCTTCTTCTCGGGCAGTCATGTACTTCATTTCTACTTTACCGCTACGAAGGGGATGACCTTCGGGATATATTAATCCTTTTGAAGGTAACTCAACTATCTCTGTTGGGAAATTTAATTCAGCCATAATTTTTATTTAGTGTAACTTTGTTGATTATAAATATTATAAGGGGAAAGTTCTTTAATTGGATTCTTTATCCTTTTATAACTTGTTTTGGTGTTAATTTGTTTTCTAACTTATCTAATCGAGAATCAAGTTGCCTGTAAATCTCTTGAACTTCATGATCAATATGTCTTTCAGTGTTATCAATCCGTTGGTGTAGATTTCCTGTTTCGTCTTCAAGAGAACGTTCTAAATGTTGTGTTTTTGATTTTATTGAATTAATTATTTTAATTACAAAAAATGCAGCTACAACCTCAGCAATTACTAAGACTGTAACCATACCTAATACAAAATAAAATGTTGTCATAATTTTTTTAATTTAAATTGTTGAATAATATTAAAGAACTTTCCCTTATAATACGATAATATAAAAAAAGAGCTTGGGGTTGCCAAGCTCTTCTTAAAAAATATGTGATTGGTTTTTAGAAATTCAATACGCAGTAATCAGGTTGAACTGTCATTGTAATATTAACCGCAGTTCCATCATCATCCCAATTGTAATCTCCAAAATTAGCTTCGGTAATCATAGCTCCTTTGATAACCCACTCAGACACAATATCACCTACTGGACCTAATACATCAAATGTTAGGTCTTTCTTATAGAAGTCAGAGTAACCGTCTCTACCTGTTACAGATTCGTGATGTAAACGTACCCATTCCATTACTGCTTGTGCACCAGAAGGAGTGATAGGATCAAATAAGGTAAACTGAATAGTGCCCCATGTAGTTTTACCTTTAACAAAACGTTGTACGTTAATGTGGTTTAAAGCTACAGAGCCTTGAGACAAATTTACTGCTCCTACTCCTTTGATTTCATAAGCCGGAATACCATCAATGTACATGATAAATCGGTTGGTTTGCTTTGGTTCAAAAGCTGTGAAAAATATTTCGTTTGGATCTAATACTGCCATGTTATATTATTTTTATTTGTTTATAAATATTATATTTTTAAAAATTTACGCAGGGAAAGTTGCGCCCGTTGGAGTAATATTGAAATCAAGGTAAATAAATTCAGCAGTTTTGGTTGGTTGAAGATAAATTTGACCAATCATCTGATTTCTATCGATTACATCAGGTGTGTTATTTGAATCATCCATAATTACTCTAAATGCATATAATCCTTGGCGTTGTTGTACTGATTCTAGATATGGGTTTACTTGGCTTAAGAATGCATTTCTTGTTGCAATTGTGTTTTGTTCAAATACTAAATTGTTTGCTACTTGAGAAATGTAAGACTTAAGAGCAATTAATAATCTACGAACGTTTACACGATCAAGAGCAGATGCTTTTTTCTGTAGTGTTTTTTGTCCGTATACTACAACTCCAGTTCCAGGGAAAGTAGCAATAGGATTAACATTACCTACATAAAGATCATTGCGGTTTGTTTGTGATAATTTTCTTTCTGCTCTAACTACTGTACTTAAACCTCCTCTATTAATACCTGCAGGTGCAAACCAAGGTTCGGATACACTATCGTTAAATGCATATACACCCGGGATCATTGTTGAAGCCGGTACCCAAACTAATTGTCCTGTTCCTGGGTCAATGGTTTGTAACCAAGGCCAGTAGGTAGTAACATATGAATTGTTAATTGAAGTAGCTGATGTTATAGTTTGAGATAATTGAGCTCCATAAGGGCGAGTATCTGCTACTAAAATAGCGTCACCACGAGATTGAACATTATTTGCTAAGTTGGTTACTTGGGTTGAATTATCGGCTATAGTTAAACCAGGAATTGTAATAGAATTAAATCTATAATCGTCTTGGTTAGCCATTAAATTAATCATATTATTGTAATCTGAGGAACTAATACCCTGAATATTGACTGTACCTGATATTGCACTATAATATTTAGCGCCCCCGCCATAAAATAAATTACCTGTGGCGTTGTTGAAAGTGCCGCTAGCGTTTAGTGGAATAGAGCTTGTATATAGAGATTGTGCAGTTCCATTATTATCAAAATAATAAGGAGTTGGGTTATTAACCGCAGATATATAAACGTATCTTGATTGGTTAGGGAAAGTACCGTTTACTTGGATATAATTTTCACTTGAATTATATGATTGGTAACTGTCACCAATTACTCTTGCTATATAATTGGGTTGTGTTGGGTCTAATGAAAGATTAGTCCAGGTTTCTAATACTATAGGTTCTGTGGTAGTATCATTACCCTGTCTAATTAATAAACTAAATGTTCCTGAACCCGTATCGCGGTTTGCAATTTGCCATCTTACATTATCAGCTGAACCACTTGATAAAATACCATTAGTACCTTCTGAACCTGAATTGTTCATTATAGTACCTTCAGAAATAGTTTTTAAAGTAAAGGCTATAGTACTACCACTAGCTAAGATTGAAGCTGAAGCGGGAGTAAAGGATCCTGAAGCTACTCTAGCTACTAATAATGAGGTACCACCATTTTGGAAATAATTATAAGCCGAAATAGAAGTTAAATAACTATATTCTTGACCCCCACTTAAAAAAGTAGTACCAAATTTATTTACATAATCTGAATATGTAGTTACTACTGTAGGTATTTGAACTGGACCTTTAACTGTGGGTCCTATGATAGCGGCTCCAACAGTTACGGGTTGTTGGGATACAAAAGAATTATCGTTTTCTCTTGCTAATACGCCGGGTGATATTAAAGTTTCTGCCATGTTTTATCGGGTTTTGTTGATAATACATATGACAGAATTTTTTAAAAATTATATCTCTCCATCAAAGAAAAACATATGAAATAAACGAGAAGATGGAATATCCCAACCAAAATATTCAGAGGCAGAATGTATTAACCCGCCATTAAATATAACTAGTCTATTAAATACATTACCTATTTTATCTATTAATTCATAAGGAGTTCCGTCTAAAAATGTGTGCTGGTTAAATACTTTATTACATTCTCCATTTTCCCAATTTATTTCAGAATTGTGTTTTATTTTAGTTTCTTTATGTCTAAAAAAACTTGTTCCGCATTGAGGGGGGGCGTCAGGTGTAAGATATATCATACCAGCCCATTGTTGGGAATCGCAGTGATATACTAAAGGGGTACCGGCAGTGCAAGTTTGGAAACGCCCATTTATTCCCCCATCTTTCCAACCCTGTTTATTTTTGGTATGTTCTGCTATTTTTATGCCTATAATTTCTTCAAATTTTTCTTTTAAGCCTTCAAAAAGAAATTGTTTACGGGTTCTTGAACCTACTGCCCCTTCACCAGGAAAGTAGGTTTGTTGAAGGGCAAATTCTCTTACAGCATACGGATCTTCATAAAAATTATCAACTACAAAAAAAGATTTGCGTTGGTTTTTCATTAAGCCAAACTTATTAGTTTCTATAATGCCCCAATCTGAGTCTGGGGTTGGGTCTATGTAATATGGGTTCATATTTTAAATAGTAAAAAAATGTTGTAAAAAATATTGGGCATTTGGTCTAGAGTATAAACAAGAAGGATATTCTATACAAGTTTCTTGAATAGTATTGTGTTTTAAAGTTTCAGCTAAAGCATATGGGGAACTACAATTTCCTATAAAAATTTTAGATTCTTTTATAAGCCAAGCTAATTCTAGATAATTTTTAATAGGAATGTATATTAAATTTTCAATATTGTATTTTTCTCTAAAAAAATTGAATTCGTATAATAATCCTACAAAACCTTTAGAATAATATTTGTATTGCTCATTAAGAACATATTCCCAGGGAAAGTTGTCATTATTATATCTTTGTGTTCTATTAATTATAATATCGCATGTAGGTATACTAAATTTTAATTTATTATCTAAAAATATAGAAGGTTTATTTTTAAGATCAAAATCAAAATTAAAAGCAGCTAAGTGCATTGTACCTAAATTAGAAAAAAATAGATAATTTCTAAAAGTATCTAGATCATAATTTATATATTGATCATTATATATATTTACTTCATTTATATAATATTGGTGTTCTAATAAAGGTTTAAGTAAATTACTAGACTCCATAGACATTCTATCATCAATAGGATTTAAATAAAAATTTACTTTTTGATTAGTAATATCATGTATATGTTTTACTACTGGAAGACTGTATAAAATATCTCCTATATTTCCGGAATGTTTTACTGTTGCTAGTTCACTCATATATTATAAAGTTTAAATTGTTTTTTATATATTTTTGGTTCTGATGAATTCTAAATCATATGAAGTATAAGTTATGGGCATATTTTCTATACCCATAGGATACATTTGTGGATTTGTCATTCTCCAACCTTCACCCCACTTCATATTCATATATTGAAAGTTAATTATATTTATTTCATCTAATTTTTTGGTCAATTCATCATTTTGCTTTTTAGTTTGACTACCATGTTGATAATAATTTTTATCGGTAGATAACCCAATACCATGATAATAAGGGGTATTTAAAGATGATATTTTTTTAATTTGATTATGAGGATTATCCCAATTATATCTTGTAATTTTCATAATATAATCCGCATCCTCGCAATAAGCTGGAGAAAGATTTTCATCAAATAATCCTAATTTTTGAATTATCCAATCTTTTATCAAAAACAAATCATATGAGCCATCATTAAAATCCCCCCCACTCCCATGTACCATCCCAATTTCTTCATTTTGGGCTTTTTCATACATTTCTTTTAATAATCCGGGCGTAAAAGCAATATCGTGATTTGATATAACCCAATAAGAAGATGTATTATAAGATTTTATAGTTAAATTCCAAGCAGCAGATACACCCAAATTAGAAGGTAAATGGCAAATTGTTATATTATTTATATAAGGGTGATTTATTTTAGTTAAATTATCTAATTCTTCTATAATTTCTTTATTTCCGTTATTAAATATAACAACATTATCAACCGGATAATCTATGCTAAATATTAAGCGTTGTAGCCAATGAGTTCCATTTAATATTGGTATTCCTATAACTGGTATCATATTAATTTAGTTTATATTCTCAAATATTAATATTTCTTCATACCCCTCTACTAAAGGTGAATTAGGGAAAGATGATGCTAATTTAAATTTATTAAATGTCATATAATTTATAATCTCTTCTTTTGTGGGAGAATTTTTATAAAGAGGTTTAATTTGAGTTTCTAATTCAATAATTTTTACTTTATTTATCATGTCTCCCAATGACTTAACTACATTTAAATCATATCCTTGTGTATCTATTTTTAAGTAATCAATATGGGGTATAAAATTATTAGACATAAAAGTATCTAGCCTTACAGTTTCAACATCAATAATACCAACTATATTATTATACCCAGTATCTATATCATGGCATCTTTCGGCAAATTCCCCGGTATTTAAAATTTTTAAAAATGATGAATATTGATAATGGTCGTGACAATTAAATTTTTTATAACCATTTTCGTCCGATATGGCAATATTAAATAGCTTTACATTAATGTTATTATATTTTTTTTCTAAGATATTAAAACTGAATGGGTTGGGTTCAAATGCATATATGATATCGTAATCTTTAAATTTATTTAGAGTTTCACCAGTGCATGCCCCAATGTCAAAAGCTATTTTTTCTTTCATATCACTTAAATATACAAGTTGTTGATTTTTTAGTTTTATCGCTAATAAATTTTATTTTATCTATAATTTCTTTATCTACTAAATCAGGATGAACCCACCAATCCTCAAAAGAACACAATTTATCAGGCGCCACATTATTAACTATAAGTTCATATCCCTTAGATATTAAAAATTCTCGTGATTTTTCACGATATGTGCAAGAAATACATGAATTTCGATTTGGGTCTGTATAATAATCGTGCTCGTATGTTATAATTGCAAACTTATATTCTTCAAAGGGTATTTTGAGAAGAATATTATAAGTTATTTCACTAGGTTCACAATCTAATTGTAAATAATCAATATTTGTAGGAAAATTATTTGTTTTAAGTAAATTAGTATAATTTATTTGTGTTGCATCTTCATTTATTAAAATACTAGTTCTATTTTGTTTAAAATTTTCAATATAATTACTATTATATTCAATAGATATACCACCCCACCCAAATTGTAAATCTAAAAGAGCGGTGTTACTACCATAAAAAGCATCTCCTGCTCCTATTTCAAGATATGTTCCATTTTTTTTACCATTTAACATAGTTAAAACAAATATATCCTGGTAGGCTTGGGAGTAGTTTTCTTGTATATTTTCAACTCCTTTAAATTGGTATTTTAGGTTATTCTGTTGGGTTGGGGTATATTTTAAATGGGGATGATTATATAAACCTAAAGCATTTATATTATTTATTACTGAATTTTTATAATCATCTAACATATCTTCACCATATTCATCTGCTAATTTATAAAATAGTTTTTTAGACTCTTCAAATTGCCCAACCCACCAAGATGAAATTGCTTTTTGAAATGTTGGGCCATATTCTCCAGGATAGCTAATATCTGTATAAGTAGGTTGGGAATTGTTTTTATAAAACTCTGCTAAATTAGCCATAGTATAACATTCTAACCATTCTTTTAATCTCTCATAATGTTGACTTAAAAGAAAATAGGCTTCAGGCCTATCAGGAATTAAAGATATAGCATGTAAGTATACTCCTCGTTCACTATTAATTCTTCTACTTTGTTTTCCTAAACACGTAGCTAATCTTAATAAAGATTCATACGTTAAATCATTATCGTAACTATATTCGGCACATCTTAAATAAAAAGAAATTGCAGATGCCGTATGGCCATTAATATCATATAAAAGCCCTAAATTGAAATTTTTAGCTGGGTTAAGTGGGTCTTTTATAAATTCCCCTAAATGATATTCTAATGTCATATCTCTAAAAATGATTTAAAAAATTGAACTGGTATTTGAAGAATAAATGCTGCATTATCCTGAAAGGCGAATGTGATAAGAATTTTATTTTCATATATTACCATTCCACAACAAAACTCTACCCAAGCACTCATAAAATGAAACTCTTTACTTGTTTTAATAATGTTCCAATCTTTATCCCAAATTATAAATCTATGGTAATATCTACCATCTTTGGAAGAATTTTCACTATTCCATAAATCTACTTCATGTGTTACTGCTATCCTATAATTGTCCAAAGATATAACTTGTGAACCCCCTCTAATATCTCTACGCACATTTTGGTTGATAGATTCTACTAAATAAACTTGTTCAGAACGTCCTTCTTCAGGGTAAACCTTTACTATTTCTGTGGGGTTTGCCCATTTTACAAAATGATAGGGCATATCTAGGATAGGCATCCAATTTTTTTCGCAGTATGAATTTGGATCTTTTGGAGGTTTAATTCTAAAACGAGATATTTCTTTACCATCTACTATTTCTGAAAGTTCCATTCTACCCTCTCCATTAGGTTTAGTATCTCGTCTAACCCCACACATATAAAGTTTACCATCCCACCTAACTAATCGTGCATCTTCTAATCCTATAAATTCCCAAACTGGGGGACTGTCTAGTTTGGAGGTATCTACTTTTTGGTATGATTGGATTTCAAGAGTTATAGGATCTAATTCACAAAAATAATTTGTTGTTCTTAAAACACAATCATCTTCAGGATGTAAATAACAAAATGGTCTATATTCATTCCCCCATCTAGTTTGAAATCGTTGTTCACCCTCACAATGATATAAAGTATAATCCACGTGGCGAAGATTCATAATGGGTTTACCATTATCGATGTAAATTGAAGGATTACATAAACCTGTCCCACCTGTATTTTCTGAGGGGATTAATAAAGGTTTTATTGTTCCCCCATTTTCTAAAACTAATTTTACGAAATTATCAATCATAACCTTTTAAAAAATTAATCTTCTATCTTAGTAATTTCACCAGTTTGGGGGTCAATTGAAACTCGACCGTATTTATTTGTTAATTCTTTAGTATAAACTTGTTCGTCAATCTGTAATTGAGATAAAAGTTGTTCTGAGTTTTCACGTCTATTTTGGAGTGATAATTTTGCAATCTCAATTTGCCCTAATTCATTAATTAGTGTTTGGCCTCTTTGTTGAAGTTCTTGAAGTTTTTCTAGTTCTTGTTGTGTTAATCTTTCCATAAATTTTTATTTATAATATAATAAATTATTTTTAAACTTCCAAATTATTTTGTTCTTTTTAGTAATAGTTAATTAAAGTTTAAAATAGTACAACTCCAATTTATTAATATTAGGGGTTTTGAAGAGATTGAATAGTTGCATTTGCGGCATCTAATTGATTTTTTAATTCGGTTATTTCATTTAATAAAGCTTCATATTCTAAATTAGGAGAAAAATTTACTGAGGGGGGTTCATTAAATAGTTGAGCTTGTTTAAGATTATATTTATCTGCTGCCAAACTTCTTGCGTTTTGGGCATTAGGTCTTCCAGAATCATCTGTTAATACAGGAACATTTGGATCAAATACTATAGGATCGTCTGTGGTTTCTAATGCAAATATAAGTTTAGCTTTATTTCTATATTTTTGTAATGAAGAAACATTATTTTGTAATGTATTTGGGATTACATATCCGTACATTTTAATGTTAAATGTGCTTTTTACTATCCTTTCAGCCCCCGTTGGTAATTCAGTTACGGTAGTAAAGGAATCAATAGCAGCCTTAAATTTATAGCGTTGAGGATCACCCCAATATGTGTCTGAAGCATAGTTAATTGCTTCTACTATTTTGTTTAGCTGCTCAACATAATATGTGTATACTACGCAACTATATGTTAGATTAACGTAGTCAGGTATAGTAACGGCGTAGAATTGTTCTTCAGGAACTCTATTGGTTAATACATTAAAATTCGAATAAAAATTTCTAGTATCATACTTTTTTTTCATTACCCCGTACAAATTAGGATAATTAGCGTCTAATTTATTGCCCAAACTTCTATTACGTTCAATTGTATCTCGTTTAAACATAATAAGGGGGGCCATTATAGCTCCATTTTTATCTTTATAGTATCCATCTCGTTGAACTGATTTCCAACGTTCAGGGGACCCATATATTATGGGTACTTCTATTCTATTTCCGTTTTGTATTACAAATGGTTTGATAACATTTTGAAAATAATACATTATGGTTTCATCTATATCTTGGATAGTAACTGTAAATGGTTTTACAGTATCATCTTTCCAACTATTTTGTAATGATCTATTGGGGCCATTAAAATTAGGGTTAGCTAAATTTGGATCTCCTAATAAAGAATTACTAGCCCCTGATAACTGATTGCTAAGTTCAGCTTGAGTTTTAGGAGTTGGTTTTCTTGGTGATGGGTTTCTGCTTTCAGCCATAATTACATTCTTTCAAAGGTTATACCAACTTTATCAGCAGGTACATAGTGGGTTTTACAAATTATAGATACATTATAACCAAATTCGCCTAAACCGGGGTTAAATCCTTGTGGTTGGGGAGAATTTGGATAATCTGGATCTTTACCTACAAAATATTGAGCAGCGTTAGTAGTGTGTACTTCATAATAAGCAGTTTCATATAATATAATATCACCTATTTGAGGTACTAGATTAGCACCGTATATTGTATCCTGATTAAAATCTTGAAGTTTATTTAATAAATCGTCTCTTAAAAATCTAAATTCAGGCTGCCAATCAAAAGTTACACCCATGTCGTCTGTGGGTTGGGTTTGATCAGGTAAGTCTATTAAACAATATAATAATACAGGACCATCATAATATTTTTGCTCTGCAGCTTCACCATACATATTAAAATTAGTTTGATCTAATCTTAATTTATAAAATGCGCATTGTTGGGATATAATGTTCCCCATTAACTCGCGGTTAATGTGTCTAAACATTGAAATGTCGCGTGCTTGTCCAAAAAGAGCCATAATTATCCTATATAAATTGTCATGGGTACGTTATTCAACTCTTGTTTAGAAAAGTCTGCTTCATCTTTACGCCTTTCAAGCATACTTTTTCTAGAAGTTTCATCAAAATATGCCCTTAATCTTTCAATTAAAGCATTTTTAGTATCAGTTGCTGATGTTAATAATGAGTCCCCATTTAATGTAACTTCAGCCCCTGGGATAGGAATTTGAGAATATTTATTTCTAACATATCCTAGCATTTCTTTAGATAAAGATAAAGTATATTCAAATATCCAACTTCTACCTATTGAATTTATTTGGGCATATACAGGATTAGCAAAAGGTACATTAGATACATTTGTTATAAGTCCTGCTCCTGTATTTCCGCTGCCTGAAGCTAACGAATCTGATAAACGTTCATTTTTTAAAACATATTGAAACCAATAGTGTGTACCTGTATCTGCTTCTAAAGGTACGGGGAATATTCTAAGTTTATTATTGTGTATTTCAAAGCTATAAGCTGAAAGTAAAATATCTTGTCCTAATTCAACTTCTTGAATAGCGCCAACATTATAAGATAAGGGGGTTACAAGATAATTATACCCATACCCCGCAAATCCTGGTGCCCCACCTAAAGCTCCCATAAATCCTCCTCCACCTATTCCTAATCCTATCCCTCCCCCATAATAATAAGTTGCAGAAGCGGGTACTCCTTGATAATATACTCTTTTAACTTCTAAATTACTTGCACTAATGCCATTTTGAACTGCCCATTGATTTAAATCGTATTCTTGAACACTTCCTGTTAAAATTACAGAACCACTGTACCAATTTACATTACCCCCCGATCCAGCTTCAGTTCCGTATTGTTCTGAAATGCGGATAATATTACCCATATTTGGGGTAATTTGAGTATTATTAAGTGTAGGAGTAGTGATAGGTAAGCCTTCCAAGTTAAGCATATTTTCTCTAACTTGGTAGGCATATAATTCATTACCATAAACTGTGGTTGCTTCTTCGAATGCAGTCCAAAAGTTTAAATCTTGTAATTCAACATTTTCAATAGGATAACCTAATCTTCGGGCGCAAAAGTTTGCTACTTTGTTGGCATCATTTTTAAAATCGGGATCGTTATCATAAAAACCAAATGGAGTAGGTGAGCTACCTGTTGAAGGAGTATTATAATATGAAGCTGAGACCTGGGCAAATGATGAGGTGCCGGGCCAAATTGGGATATTTGCCATCTAATTTTTATTATAAATATGGCAAATCTAATGTTTCTTTTATCTTTTCGAACCGCTGTTTGTTAAACTAATTCCGCTTTCGTATGCGTCTTCATAGTATGCTATTAAATCTTCTACTATTGGGTTTCTGTGGTTTGTTTTAAGTGATATTGCGGCTAAGTTTTTAATTTTTTTAGCAGCCGTGTATAAAAATCTAAACCCAGAATCGCGTTTATTTTTTAAGTCTACTTGGTTATCATCACCACAAATTATCATCTTAGAACGTAAACCTAAACGGGTTACAATCATTTCCATTTGTTCGTGGGTAACGTTTTGAGCTTCGTCTACTATAACAATTGAATCTAAGAATGTACGACCCCGCATAAAACTAACCGGTACTATCTCGATATCGCCTTCCTGTATGTGTTTTTCTATTTTTACTCGGTCATACAGTGCGTACATGTTTTGGTATATGGGTTGTACCCAAGGGTCCATTTTCTCGCGTAAATCACCAGGTAAAAACCCAATTTCTTCTTTTGATACTGTGGGGCGTGTTATGATTATTTTTTCAACTTCTTTCATAAATAGCTTTTCTAGTGCTATTTGACACGCTAAAAGTGTTTTACCTGAACCAGCAGAACCTGCTAATAATGTAACTGTATTTTCTAATATTTTAGATTTGGCTTCTTTCTGTTCCTGATTTAGCTCTAATTTAAATTTTATAGGGTTTTTAGGTTTACGTTTTTCTTGGAATATTTCATCTTCGTGGGAGTGGGAAGTCATAAATAGAGTTTAAGTTGAAAATTAAAAAGTTTTTGTTAGAGTAAAAACATTTGAATATACTGAATCTGTTACAAGAGAATCAGTGCCCCACACAGCTTCTACATCTAAGGTATTGGATGTTGTAGTGTCAAAACTAGAACTATTAGTAAAATTAAAAGTTTCACCTTCTACATTTCCACCTGAATTGGTTCTATAGTGGAATATCCCTGCGGTAGTTATTTGGGCAGTACCTGCTGGGCCTATTTCTTGGATAGAGAAATTTATATCGAGTACCCATCCTTTATTTGTTGATTGGGCTAATTCGAGTATTCCAGTATCCACTAAAACTGTATTTCCTGATTTAATTTGGATTTCAAAATCATGGTTGTTGTCACAAGTTATAAAGCCAGAAGCCACGGCACTATAAGCATCTCCTTTAGAAAATCCATTAGGGGGAACCGTTAAAGTACCTATCCCCCCATCTAATAAACTCCCTGAAACTATAGTTGAATTTCCACTTCCTGTTACAGGGATACTAGAACCTGTTTGGTTAAAAAGCCCATAAGTATTTCCTGGGATAGGGGAATAAAATATATTATTTAAAGTAGTGTATTTTGTTACTCCATCTTGTACAGTAGCAAATAATTCGGGGCCTGTTAACGCATCTGATTGGGGCAATTGTGATATTGGTAAGTTTGGCATGTTTATGTAATTATAATTTTAGATCCGTCTTCTTGCAAGATAAGATAATAATCTGTTTCTTTGTTTTCATTAATAAAAGATTCTTCTTGGGCTAGGTATCTTTCGGGTATAATTAAAGGTCCTTTATTTTGATAGTTTAGCCAATTTTGTCTTGCTATTGATAAATCTTGAGTGTATTGGTGATAAGCTGCTACTTGTTCGTGTAGTTGCAACTTACTTATGCTTTCAATTTTTATAAATTGGGGCCAAAGTATTTCATTGAATATATCTATCATACTATTATAAATATAAAAAAGAGCCTTGCTTTCGCAAGGCTCTCTTAAACATTTATGGTTTGTTTATATTAGAGGCTATTTAAACCACTAACATAGATCTTACCATAAAACTCGGGACGTAACATCTTCTTAGCGTAGCGAGTCAATAGACCTTTTCTTGGTACGAAAGTGTTAGGATCGTAGATAAGAGGAGTCATAATTAACGGAACGTAAGGAGCAAATACAGCACCTGCCTCTAAGAACTGAGTACCTCTGAAGCCCATTAAGATAAGGTTTTCAGTCATGTATGGGTTCTTATAAACAGTATATCTGCTGTTTAACTGTCCAGCTTTCTGTACACCAAATGCATATTCCATTTTAGTAACGTTACCATCACTGTTAGAAGCAAATCCAGGAATAGATTCAAGGATAGTTGCTACAGTTGGAGAACATACTAACCAGTTAGCACCACCTCTTAGGGTTAATTGGTGAATTTTGTTAGAAAGTTTCTGCATCTTAGTACCAAGAGTTTGGAACCATTGGCCTTGGGTGTTGTAGAAACCACTAGTAGAAGTTGTAAACGCAGTACCTGCAGAATTAATAACTTCGTTATTAAGAGCTGACCAGTATTCAGTACCAGCGGCCGCATCTTCAATTAACATATCAAGAATCTCAAGGTCCATTTCAAGAGAGATATATTCACTCATGATATTGGTTACTTCAGCTTCAGCATCTAGTGACTGATAAGCATTTAAGTCTTGAGCAAATTCAGGTGTCCATACAGCTTTTAACTTTTTAGTTTTAGCTACAATGGCTTCTGATCTCATGTTAATATTGATCTCAGGGATTTCAATTTGAGTAGCACTTTCAGCGTTTGGAACTGCGAATGCATTACCAGCTTCAAAATCACCTACATTATACGGACTCATTTGAGTAGCTTTGTTATAATCTACTACTACAGAAGCAGTACCGTTGGTATATATAGCACCAATACCTGAAGCAGTTACATAGAATGTAATAGTATTAGCAGTATAATCGTAAGTAGTGAACTGAGGTAAATTGGTAGATGTAGTAATAGCAGAAGCTGAGGTTATTATAAATCCACGAACTGCATCTGGGTCAAAGTTAGATAAAGCTGTAGTAGCAGATGGGATTGTAACTGCAATAATTTTGCTACCCGCGGCTGAAGCTGAGAAATCAGAATCAAAGTTTAAATTAGCCCAAGTAGCTACTTTAGCTGTAGCAGAAGAACCAGAAGTTACCTGTACAGAAGCAGAGAATTGGTTGGTAGAATAGGTAAACTTACCAGCACCATATAAACCACCTTGGTTACCGTAGTTAGTACCTACGTTAGAAGGATCGGTAGAGAATGGATATCTAGAACCGGTGTTACCATAAAGTGACTTACCATCCTCAAATGGTCTTTTAGAAGTTCCATATTGGAAATCTAAATAGAATACAAGACCAGAAGGTAAATTCATAGGCTGTACAGAAACGAATTCTTTAGCCGCGATTTGGCCAAATACTTTACGTACTAATGGAAGAGCAATACCCGCCCATTCTGCACCTTGTCCTACTGAGAAAGCACCGTATCCGGTTCCACCACCTACGTTAGAAGTTTCGGTTACAAGCTGTTTAGCTTGGTTTTCTAAAAGCATAGACATGTTGTTTCTTTCAGCCTCATTTCTAAGACCTTCAAGTAAACCTGTCTTATGCCACTTAGCAGCTAATTTAGCTGCGTCTGACTGCATATTCTTCCACCCGGAAGCTGCAGATTCTAATAATTGTTGTACTTGTGACATTGTTTTATATTAGTTTAATTGTTTGTTTTAATTCCAGCGAGAACTTGCCATCTCGCAAATTGGCTGTCTACTTCAAAGATTGGTTTCTTATTTTCAACTGATCCTACAGCTTTAGAAGCTAAACCTCTTACTACTGATTCATTAACTGGCTTTTTAGTGGTTAAACCTTGGCTTAATGTTTCATAAATAAGTTTTGTTTCTTTTACAGTTGTAGCTTTGTCAAATGATTCCAATACTTTTACTTTTTGACTTTCGGTCAAATTTTTAGCTCTGAAGATTTTGTTGGTGTAGAGAAGTTTAGCGTTTAAAAGTTTTACTTCTTGAAGACTAGCTTGAATTTCAGCAAGAGTATCGTAAGCTTCTTTAAGTTCTTTTTCAGCTTTTTCTTTCTTCATTTCAGCTTCTTTAGTTTTTCTTTTAGCTTCTTCGATTTCTTCACGGCCTTTTGATTTCATTTTTTCTTTTTTAACTTCGGCCATTAATTCTTCGATGTCAACTTCTTCTTCACTTTCCATTTCTTCTTCACCTTCTTCACCTTCCATGCCTTCACCGGCTTCTAATTCACCAGCTTCAACCATTCCGGCAATTACATCTTCAATAAGTTCTCTAAGTTCGTCTTCAGTCATGTCTTCAAGGCTAACTTCTTCTTCTCCCATTTCGTCTTCCATTTCATCCTCAGCTTCGTCCATTTTTTCTTTGTCTTTAGCTTCAGTCATTTCCTCTTCATACATTTCTTCATCACCTTCTTCGAGTTCTCTTAAAAGAGCTTCTAGATCTAATTCTTCTTCCATAGTGTCGTCTTCTTCTTCAAGATTTCCGTGTGGGGCTGCACTAAATGCGTTTCCAACACCTTCTTCACTTGGATCGTTAATTGTACCTAAACGTTCTTCCATTGAATCTTTTTCATAACCTTCAGTCTCCATTCCTTCTTCCATTTCTTCTTCTTCAATTTCAGCTAATTTAGCTGCAAATTTTTCTTTTAGATATGGAGTAAAGGCTTCTTCGAGAGCGACTTTTGCATTGGCGATGGCTGCGTCTTTAACAGCTTTAGCATCGGCAATGGCTTCTTTTAGCAAATCTCTGTTTGTTGCCATAATTACCTCAAAATTTTTGTTTGTGGAATACGATTATTAATAGAATCGTAATAGGGATTATACAAATATGGATACCATATATAAATGGTATATTATCAATGATACATATATCAAAATTTATAAAAATCGCAAAAAGAAACCCTCCTTTTTAGGGGAGGGTTGGTCTAAGGGGACTACCCTTAGGGGGGTGCGTGTTGTATTAAAAAAGAGGGCAAGTTCCGTTAGCGCAAAGAATATCTGTAAGAATACTGTTTGCTTTAGAGTAAGGGTTGGTGTTATTTTCTTTACCTTCTTTTACTAATTGCATATATGATCCTGGGTTGGATGGGGTTGATACGAAATCCCAACAAAGTAATTCAAAATCGTCTTGTACTTCTAATGTTTCTCCCATTTGTTTTAGCGAGCCCATTCCTCTACTTGAAACACCAACTTGAACTCCGTTGTCGATTAAAGCTTTAAGGATGTTACCTGATGTTGTTGGGAGAATTTCTATTTTACCTAATACTTTATCTCCATTCCACCATAATTCTCGGATGATGTGGGATACATTTTTTAGGTTTATGATTGAAGATTCGGGGTGATCAAGTTCACCGGTTGCTCTATTTTGTTTAACAATTTCTTGATATTTATCTATTTCACGTTCCCATAAATCCTTTGAATAGTATCTGCCGTTTCCGTTTTTTATTTCGGCTGTAGCTAATATCCCTTCTACCATAGGATTACCTGATGGAGCTCTCATACCTTCTGTTAATTGAACAGGAGATATGCTAAACGGGATTGTTTCTATGAGTACTTGTCTCATGATTATAATTCCATTCCGTTTTGGTATGAAGCAACAGTTAAATCTGAATCGTACCAATCTGATATTCTGTACTCTCCAGATCCTTCTGATGTTTCTTCAACGTGTTGTACTACACCTTCTTCTTGGGATATGCGTTGAGCTTCAGCTTTAGCATCTTCTAAGGACATACCATAGCCTTCGTTTAATTCTTCTTTTATTAAATTGCGAACTAATGAGCGAAGTTTAGATTCATTTAGTTTTTTATTGAAAACAGCAAATATAGCTTCTCTAGAGGCAGTATCATCTGCCCCAGCTTCACGATAATTTTTTAATATATTTTCAACATCTTCCCGTTTAGTAGCTGTTTTTAAGGCTTTAGCAATTGCTTGTTCTGCTTCTTTAAATTTAGGGTGACTTTTGTATAGACTATATGGGTTTGCATTTATTTCTGATTCTCTTAGTTTTTTATTGAAGGCCTTTTTAAGACCTTCATTCATTTCTGAAAATCTAGATTTGAAAATAGTATAGGCTTGATCTATTATATGAGTTATTGCTTCAGAATCAGTAATTTCATGTTTTTTAGCATATGCTTTGGTTAACCTACCAAGTTCATCTTCATCATCTGCATTCATTCCTATAAATTTAGCCGCTTTTTTTACTTCATTAGAATCTTTTAACTTATTACTATCTTGGGCCAATGCTTTCAAATCCTTTTGGGTTTCATAATCATATGATTCTTTTAAATCACCGTATCCACTAGACTTGTATTTGCCTTTTGGTGCTTTAGGTTCTCCTAAGCCAGGAGCATCTTTGGTGTATCCAATACCCTTAATACCAAACGCTGCGTTTTCTGCATAGTATGTAGGGCTTTTAGCTAAGTTTTTACGAACTATTTCTTTTAATTGGTCTACACTTTTATCTTCATTTTTAGGATCTTTCATTTCGGCATAGTATCCTTCTAAAAAAGCCTGCCCATATACATTATCTATAATATCCTTATTAGTATTATCGTATCCTGTTTCTTTTTGATTAATTTCTACTTCTTTAGATAATTTAGTGTTAACTGCTTTGGTGTCGTAAGCGCCTGTAGCTTTAGGAGCTTTAATTGGGTTTTCTTGGGTTGATGCCTCGCTTACAAATTGATTAAAAGTTTGAAAGGGATCAAAAGTACGTTGTGTTACTACACCACCCGCGGCTTCAACTAAAACACTTTTTTGTTTAAGTATTTTTACAGCTTCATTGTATGTAGCAAAGTTAGTAATATATTCCGGAAATAATCTACGAGCAGATTTTAAAAACACATCTTTGTGTCCTTTACCTTCGTTTATTAAATTAAATTGTTCTTGTAGAGTTCTCATCTGTCGTTTTGTTTTAATAATGATTCAATATCGTTTAAATATTCTAAAACTAAATCTGTTGGTATTACAACAGCATATGATTGGGGTTGGTCCTTATAATAAGCTATAGTTTCTTCTTTAGCATTATCTATAATGGGATATAAATTATTTAGTTTTTCTTCAATTTCTTTAAAAGCTGCTATACGCTTTTCCTGGAATTGGATTCTAGCGGGGTCAGCTTCGTTGAGGGTTTTAGATAATTTATATTTATACATATTATTTTCTCCCCATAAATATTTAGTATCAATTGCTTTTGATTGGGATGCTAATTTTTTTGAATTTACAGGTTTAAAACCTAATTTTTGGGTGTAATAATTATTTTTTACTCCACTAGCCCCGGCTTTAGGACCCTTACCTAAAGTAGCACCAGGATTAGCTTCACCTAGTTTTTTCATTTTCTTAGTCAATCTAAAAGCATATGGAGTAGCGTATTGGGCCCCTTGACCAGGTGAAAAAGAAGCAGCACCTGCTCCTCCTCCAGTACCCGACATTTCTTTTATTTTTTTATTTGGGGTTTCCATTTACTTTTTTTAATTCTTCTACAAGTTCACAATATTGGAGTAAATCAATAATATTGTCGTTTTTAATGGGAGCCGTTTTATTAATTTCAACTATTAAAGGTAAAACCTCATTTAATTTAATTTGAACTGTTTTATCAGTGATATGCTCATTCAAATTTGTAAGCTCAGTTTTAATTTCTTGTATTTTTGCATTATAAAAAGTTCTAAGTTTAGGAGTAGAATCAACAGAGGTAATAAACTCTTTTAATATTTGTTTTTGGGATTCATATAGATTTGAATATTTACCATTAAATTTTTCAAGTAAAATTTTATAAGTTAAAATTCTTAAATCCTTATCGTATGATTTAAATTCTTCTATTACATCTTCCTTAACCTTAGATTCGTTTAAGGGGGCACTAGATAAATATTCTAATAAAGCATATCTATTAGATGAAACTTGATTTATATTAATATTTTCTGAGTGGTCTAATTCGATTAGAGTGTATAAAGCGGCTTGAGCTTTATAATTAGGTAATTTAGTTTTAAAAAACTCATCTAAATTGTAATGTTTTTGTATTTCATTAATTAAATTATATTTTTGTTTTCTTAATGAAGTTTTATTAAGTTTTTTAGATGATTCTAGAATAGTTTGAATTAAAATATTTGATTTTGTTTCACTTAATTTTTGACTTTTAGTTAAACTTTCATATAACTTTAATTCTTTTCCTAATTCACTTTTTATAAAATATTTTTTAATTATGTTTAAAGCAGGAGATTGAATATTATTGAGTGTATCTGCTGTTACTTGTCTAACAAGTAATTCAAATAGAATCCCCGTATTTTTAAACTTGGAATGTTTTATTTTCATCCTAGATTTTATTTATAAATATATGGAAATATTTACTCAGTTAAATTATTTTCATCTAATAATGATTCTCCCGCACTTTTTTTACCAAAAATAATATTTTTATCTAAACTTTCTAATAAAGTTTTATTTTTAAAATATATACTTTTAGAATTTTCTAAAGCTAAGGGCGAACCTCCTTTATAATTAGGCACTCCATATCCTTCTTGGTCATCTACTTTATTATCTTTTCTACCTAATCTATCTCTACCTAATGCATTTTGTTGGGTGTTGATATTAGATGCTTTTTCTTCAGGGCGGCCTAGCGGAGATTTTTCATCGTACCCATCAGGAACTGAGCTATCTTCATATCTGCTTCGTCCATATAGCGCAGCTAAATCGTGTGGGGTGCCATAAGAACGTCCTGTTTCTTCTGGATCATTGCCCTCCTCTGATATTTGTCTGTTTCTGAAAGCGCGTTTTTGGTCCTGAGTTATTAAATCCCTATATTCTTCGTATTGATCTTCACTAAAGTGGAATACATTGTGATAAATCCAATCAGTGGGGATTATCTTAGTTTCTAACATTTGACTAGCTAAGTCAACTTTTTCTTTTAATAATGCTACTTTTTCTTGTTCAGCTATAATTGATGGGGTAGTTAAACTTAATTCAAAGTTTGTTAATTGTTCACCATCATATCCTTGGGTATATAAATGTACTAAAGCTATTTTATACAATTCAGACAGTAAAATACGTTGAATTCTATCAATTGTGCGAGCAAATCTAATATCTTCAGCAGCTAATGTTGCTTTACCTGTTAAATCTTTTTCGTATCCCATAAATGCTTTGGGAACCTTAAGAGCAGCAAATAGTTTGTCTCTTAAATAAGCCACATCTTCAATACCATTGTATTCTAATCCTTTAGCGGTATCAATTTTAGTAGTTGTATCGTTGCCCCTAACAGGAATAAAGAAATCTTCAAGTATATTTTGCATGTTATACTTTAAGTTATATTCACCTGTTTTTTCATCCATCAATGGTGTTTTTTTCATTGTTTGGATTGTTTTTTGCATAAAAGCATCAACTTCTTGGGGTGGTATATTACCTACGTTTATATAAAAAATACGTCTTTCTGGGGCACGAGAAATTCTATGAATTAACATCGCGTCTTCCATTAAAATATATTGTTTAAATAATCTACGACCTGGTTCTAGATATGATCTTCCATAAGGGAGATAATTAACATCAGTTAATAATCTAAAATGGGCTATTTCGTAGTTATCAAATACAATTTGGTTTTCTGTAGGTTTAGTGTTTGGAGTAGAATAATATCCTGATCCTCCTGTATAGTACCCATCTGGAGAATATGCAAATTGAACTTTAGCAGGATTTTCTCTATCAAAATTTTCACGTCTTTGAATATGATAAGCTGTATAAGGTATTACATTGTACACCCCAAATTTTTCAGCAATCTCTAATTTAAGGAAAAAATCACCGTATTTGCACATTTGGCGAGTCCAAGACCATAAATTAAATTCAATATTTAATACATCATAAAATAAATTATAAAGAATTTTTTGAATATCATCATCACTACTTCTGATTTGAAGTACTTCTCCCATATCATTCTTTAAAGTACATTCGTCAGCTATAATATCTAAAGCGGATGCAACAATAGCATCTGTATCCATTGTATCATAATCGCTGTATAGATAAGTTCTTAAATATTGGTATTGTAAATTAAATTGTTGGCCTATTAAAGAAGTGGCTGCTGGGTTAGTATAGATTTTATTAAATCTATCTATTAGGGAATTGGTTTGAAATTCACCACTTGTTTGAATTTTATCAGTGTCTATTACTTTTAACTGGCTACCCCCCTCATTACGGATGATAACATCAGTCGAAAATAGACGCCTTAATCTTGAAAATACATCAGTGTTTGCCATTGTTTATAAATATATTAAAGAAGCCATCTTATGTCTTCTTGTTGATTTCCTATTTGATGAATGTAAGGATTAGGGACATTATTGTTATTAAATATTATAGGAGTAGTATTTTTTCTCATATTCCCTAATGCTGCTCGAGTCATATCTAATCCTTGTTGTTGAAATTTAAGGGAAGTATCTCTTAAATACATAGCTATCCCGAAAGGCATTATTAAGTCGTCATTGTAACCTTGTTGGGCTTCGGGGCGTCCATTTTTCCAAACAAATACTTTCATTTCTTCAAGTAAACGTTTAGATTGTATTGTAACACTTTTATCCCCAATGTATTCTCTCATTTTATTTACTACAAGGGGGCGAGTACGTTGGGACATTGTAAAGCCTGGAGTCATACTAGATCCGTATTCATATCTATTAAAATAAGATTCGGCAGATAAAGCATCACTTTTGGGAGAATAATATAAATTTTGGTATCCTCTTTCCATTACCGTTTCTAATGTAGCCCACCCTATTGAAGCATTTTCAATAACTAATAAAGCATTGTTATATTCGGTTGCTAATCCTACTAAAAAGTGTCCAAATTCTTTGGGTGCTAACTGCCCCTTATATTCAGCCACTTGTACATTAGTTTCAATATCTAAAATATGAGCTGTGGAAAAATCTCTACCATCTCCTCTAGCTACATCAGCTACAACCATATATTCTCTAGAATAATCTGCTTGTTCCCAAACCCATAAATTTTTATCTAAACCTCTTCGTTCCATAGGTTCTTTAATAGAGGTTTGAGATATAAATTCTATCCATTCAGGGAAAAATACTGTTTCTCCTGAGGTACTAAAATCACAATCACATTCTTGAGCAGCTATTCTAGGGTTTCCTAATAATTCGTCCTGTCGTTTTCTCCATGCTTCATCTCGTTCAGGATGAACATACCAAGGTAGTTTAATTGGTAAGAAATCGTTATCTCCTGCTTCAGCTCTAGCCCAAGTTTGGTGAAACCAATTACCTGTGCCGTTTGGGGTAGATAATACAATAGCTCCACCACCAGTTGCTAATGTTTGTTGTGACGAAGCCCAAATATTTTCTACATTTTCGATAAAAGCAGCCTCGTCAATTATTAATAATGATACGGCTTCAGATCTACCAGCATCACTAGCAGCTGAAACGGCTTTGATTTGGGAGCCATTGTCTAATCTAAGAGTTAATTTATTATTTTCTTCGGCTCCTATTTTTAACCATGAAGGTAAGTTATCGTACATAAACTTAACTTTGGTTACCATGTTTTTAGCTGTTTCTTGTTTAGTTGCTAAACAAAGTACATTTTTATCTTTATGGAATAACATCCACCATAAAGAGTATCCTGCAGCTAAGGTAGATATACCTAATTGTCTAGATTTTAGTACAATAGAATATGGGTTATCCCTCCAAAGATTTAATACTTTACCTTGAAAAGGATATAAATTAAATATTACCCTTCCTCTTTGGGGATGTTGGATAAAGCAATACTTGCGCATAAAGTGTGATGGGTCTTTAGCGCAAGCAATATATTCATCTCTTATTATCTGTCTTAAATCTTCACTCATTTACCTAATTTCCAAAGCAATTTAAACGAACCTTGTGGGATTAAATTTTGGTTTATGCCCATTCCGATTCCTATTGCTTTGCGTTTTTTAGTTCTGTATAGTATTTCACCTCCAATATAACCAAGTTGTCTTGGGCTTCCAACTATTCCTACACCAACATACCATTCTCTATTATTTAGGTAAATAGTTTTTTCAATTGTAATTTTAGGTATTTCTAAATTTGATTGAACTTTGCGAGCTATAATATAGTTTCTTGTTATAGTATCGCTTATTACTATATTACCAAATGTATCAACAGATACTGTGTCTTGATATGCGTATTTGGAATAGTAGTCTTTTAATATTTCGTTGGTGTCTATCGGGGCTTGAAATGTATCTGTTTCAAATTGAAATTCAGTTATAGTTTCTACTTTGGTTCTCCATTTAGGAACATATACCGGGGTTTCAACTTTAACTGGTATTTTTTCAATAGTAGTTTTAATTTCTACTCGTTCTTCTTGGGCATTACCTTGGGTTAAAAGATAAATAATTACACCAATTAGCAGAACTATTATTGAAATGTATGTTATTTTAGTTTTCATCATCCAGTTCGCTGAATTTAGATTTAAGCTGGTTTTTGCGTTTGGTGAGTTCTTTCATTTTGGTTAAAAGATCTTCATCAGCTTTAGTTCTATCTGCGGGTTTTTTGGAAATTATATCTTTGATTTTGCTAACATTAGATTTAAGCTCTTTAGTAATTTTAGTCCATTCGGTTTGGGCTTTAGTTAAAGATTTTTCTTTTTGTATGTCAGCTTGTGTTGGTTCTTCGTCTTCGGACTCACTTACAGGTTTAGCCTTTGGGTCAAATGTTACAGAAAGTCCTTGATCTGTTAATTTTTTTGCAGTGTCTTTATCGCTAGTAACTGTTAACTCAGCTAAAATAATTTCTTTAATATATTCTTTTAATTCAGATTTTTTCATAGTTTTATATATATTATTTGTTATACATATTACGAAAATACGACAGATAATACTTTATTTACGCGTTCCTCAATTGAGCCTGATATATCGATTATGTTTTTAGCTCTGTGGCCGTGGATCATGAGTATTTCTTTGATAGTATTATTGATTTGTTCTCTATAATTTTTATCAGTTTCTCTAACTCCGTTATCTTCAATAGCAACCCCATCGGGACTAACATAAAAGATATAATCGTATTCTTCAATTAAAAATTTAGCAACATTTTCAAATGCTTCTTTCTCGTATATAGTCATAGATGTAGAACATTGACTAAAAGCTATAACATCAATTGCTGTTCTGTCTGTGATTATATTTTCGCATAGTAGTTCTGCGGAACGTTCTGCTAGAAATATTAATTGCCCTTTGAATGTTGAATCTGTGTTTAAAGGGATGCCTAAACTATTTAAATATTTTGAACGTTCTGTTCTAAATTCGTAACCTTTAAATAATTCGTGTTGTTTTAATGCGTTGACAAGTGTGGTTTTGCCAACACTCATTGTGCCACATAAGCCTATTTTCATAACTATATTGTTTTATTTGCGTGAATGTAAAAAAGAAAGCTTGGTTTCCCAAGCTTAACTTTAAAATATTTTTGTTTGTTTCCTTTTATTATCTATAAAATTTTACTCTATGAAGAAATTTTATTAATATACAAATTTGTTATCCACTGGGTTTTGGTTTTATATATCAAGAATCAAATAGTTCCTAAAATCTACCATTTTGTGTCTGCACCACCTCCACCGGACCGCCCCCCACCAAAACCTCTAAAGTTGACTTCGGGTGCTTCAATCTTGCTCTTCAATATGGCGTTGATTATCCCAATCACAAAATGAAC